CGCTACCTGTTCATGTCGGTTATGAAGGTCAGTATGTGTTGCAGTTTGAAAAGGCAGTAAGTGCCTGGTGGATAGGACGCAAAGATGAAAGCGTTGAGATCTTTAACAAGTTAGATGCCATGTACTTAGAACCTGGTTACCGTCAGGCGGTCAAACACAACCTTGAAAGGATTTCTAATGCTTCTATTTGATGTTGGGGCTAACCGCGGTGATGCAGTCATTGCAGGGCTTAACCAGGGATACCGCGTAATAGCCTTAGAAGCCGCACCACGGGTTTATTCAGAGTTGGTTGGTAACTTTATCTACAACCCTAATGTTGTGCCTCTTAGAATGGCGGTCAGTGACAAAGATGGCGAGCGCTTAAAGTTTTATGAAGCAGAAGAAGATGGCCTTAGTTCTTTGAGCAAAGACTGGCTAACCAAAGATGGCATGCCGTATAAAGGTAAGCCTCACCGTGAGGTAGAAGTAAACACAATTACCATTGACACCCTTGCAGATACATACGGCAACCCTGACTTGATCAAGATTGATGTTGAAGGTGCAGAGTGGCAAGTGATGAAAGGTATGACCCGCCATTACGGAGGCTTGCTTTGCTTTGAGTGGACATTTGAAACCATGCACCAACATGAAGATCAGTTAGATTATTTATTCACATTAGGTTATAGAGAAATGGCCGCGCAATACATTGTGAACCATCTGCAAGAGCCTGAAGTTTGGGGCAACATGCAATCAAGCAATGTCAATCAATTAAATGCGTGGCATCAACTCACATCAGATGAGTGGATTGATGGCGGTTGGAAAATAGCAAACCTGCGGCCAACGGCTGATGTTGGCATGCTGTGGGTTCGCTAGTTACATACCACCTAGCATCAAACCAACCTGAAATGGTGTAACAGTTTCAACGCGATTAGCGCCAACATCAAATAGAAGCATTGGCAATCCTTTCAATGTTGTTTTTAACGGCCTGACGGTAGCCAGGCTCTAAGTACATGTCATTTAACTTGCCAAAGATCTCAATGCTTTCATTTTTGCGCCCTATCCACCAGGCGCTTACTGCCTTTTCAAACAGCAACACATACTGGCCTTCATAACCAACATGAACAGGTAGCGGTGAATTGAGTTGGTGATGTAATCCAATACATGCCCAGGTGTAACACTCTTGCCACTGCCCTAAACGCTCATGGAACTGCGCTAAAAGGAAATAACCTTCAGGACGGTATGGCAGATAAGCAACAGCCTGCAATAAACAATTGCTTACAGTGGCCTGGCGGTCATTTTGATCATCAAAACAATGGGCAACTTTAAGAAGTGAGGCATAAACCAGGGTGGGGTGTGACTCATGGCCGTATTCTGCGGTGCGCAAATAGAAAGAAACGGCTGATGCTGTTTGGTTTTGCTTCTCGTACTCCACTGCCACATCAAAATTAAGCACTGGATTGAATGGATCTTTAGATAGTTCTACAACTAAATCCTCAATTTTCATACGCTAAAGCCTCCATAATTAAATCCTCTACTACTGAACCAGGCACTTGCAAGATAAATGCGGCGTTATCTTGGAAACCAAAAGACACCAAAAGGTTACCTTTGTGAACCGCCGCGCCCACACAGAACTCAACGCGAGCATCTAAGAATGAGAATTCCTTGCTTAGCCCAACAACATTTAGTTCCTGATCCCACACAACTAAGCGGTGGCGGTAAATGGCATCTTTTTGCTTGAGGTAATTCTTAAACAGATCTACCTCATGGGTAATTGAGATGTACATGTTGCCCCACCGTATGACCTGGCTAGATCCGCGCTGATCTTTAGGCGCTACGGCTGTTTGCTTGTGAAATACCTGCTCACATTCACCGCTGATGGGGTTGGCATAAACTAACTCTGTTGGCATTGTCCATTTGATGAAGTGGTAAGGCTTATCAAGGACAGGTATCCAATTCTTCTCACAGTAAGAAGTGTTTGGTTCAGGTGCTTTGATGCGCACACGCCTGACCTCTTTGACTGCCCAGTTATCCCAGTCAATCTCAATACGGCTGTACTCCATGCGGCCTACGCCGTTGGTTGTGGTGTCACGGCGAACGCCCACCAGGTAATAATCATCTAGCCACTGCACTACGCGGCAATCTTCTTCACCCACAAACTCCCAAATAGGTTCAACATCTAATTCAGATGTATCCACTTTGGCGTGGTGAGTCATCTCAAGATCATCATTGAGGCGGCACAAGTAATTGACCGTAACTAAGCGGCGATCCTTTTCAGGGTGCAGGTATGACAGTGGCCCAAATCGGCTAGGAAACTTCTGCTCATTTTCTGCGTGGTACAGCGTGTAATTTACATGGCGTAAGTTCACAAGAATGTTGCCCTTGTCATCAATAAAGATTGATGGGTTCATTAGCCCAGTGCCGCTAGTCAATCCATGAGGGATCACTAAGGGCGCAAGTTTGCCACCGTGTTGAACTGCCTTCTCTACTAAGTTCATAAACCTTACAATACATGAAGTTGCAAAAATCGCTATCATTACAACACGCCTGATTTACAAGAGGCATAACAAGGGAGATACGCATGGGTCTGCGTGACCGTATCGCAAGAGCATTAGCAACTCAAGACATTGAAAAAGGCCCTAACCTGCCTGCGGGTGCTACAACAATTGGCACTGATGCACTCATGGCCCAAAGCGGTTTAGCAATGCAACAGACATACGGCAACAATGTCGCACTCCCACGCGCACCATTTAGCGCAACAGTTCCATTTGGCCCAGGCAATCCAATTATCCCTGGTGCAATTAACCCAATTAATCCTGCAACAGGCCGCCCTGAACCGCGCCGTTATGAGTACCAGGTTGCTCAGAACATCAACATTGTTCCAACGCGCTTAGTTCCATTCTCAACATTACGAGACGCGGCAGATAGCATTGACATTTTGCGCCGTTGCATTGAAGTAACTAAAGCAAAGATGAACGGCTTACAGTTTGACATTGTTCTTGGTGCAGACGCATCAGAAAAGATTGCGGCTGAGTCAGGTGGCGATCATGTGCGCGCTATGGCTAAAGCCCGCGAAAAGTACACAGATGAAATTAACCGCTTGCGTGAGTTTTGGGAAAACCCTGACAAGGCAAACGGATACACATGGCAAGACTGGATTAACATTGCAATTGAGGACATTCTTGTAATTGATGCACTTGCTATTTACCCACAGCCAACAGTAGGCGGAGATCTTTACGGTTTCCAAATTCTTGATGGTTCAACAATCAAGCCTCTTATTGATGACCGCGGTATGCGCCCAATGTCACCTAACGCCGCGTTCCAACAAATCCTTTATGGTTTCCCACGCTCAGAGTTTTCTGCAACAGAAGAAGATCCAAAGGCAGATGGTGAATTTACATCTGATCAATTGGCTTACATGGTGCGCAATCGCCGCTCAACAACTGTTTACGGATTTAGCCCAGTAGAGCGAGCGCTACCACTTGCTGACATTTATTTGCGCCGCCAACAATGGATCAGAGCAGAGTACACAGATGGTGTAATGCCTGAACTCATGTTTACAACTGATGAGGATTGGGGAACTAACCCTGATCTCTTGCTTGCTTATGAGCGTATTCTCAATGATGACCTTGCAGGACAGACAGAGCAACGCAAGCGCGCTCGCCTATTGCCAAAGGGTCTTACACCTATTGTTAATGAAGGTTATGGCGAGAAGTTCAAAGACACACTTGATGATTATTTAGTTACTTCTATTTGCGGACACTTTGGCGTACAACCATCTGAAATTGGTTTCTCACCAAAGAGCGGATTAGGCGGCGCTGGTTACTCAGAAGGACAAGCAGAAAACGGTGAAGCGCTAGGTATTGGGCCTCTTGCTAACTGGATCTCTAAGCAACTTACAAATCTTTCTTACACATACTTAGGTATGCCGCGTGAACTTGAGTTCAAGTTGCTTACATCAGAGCGCAAAGACACAGAAGAAAATGCGCGTAAGAATGAGATTGAAGTTCGCTCAGGCGGTAAGTCAATCAATGAGCGCAGATCAGAACTTGGTTTGCCGTTGCTTGATACACCACAGGCTGACATGCCAATCATGGTTGCAGGCTCAAGCGTTTTGTTGTTCTCACCTGATGGATTGATTGATGCGGCGTCGGCGGCAACAGCGCCAACATTAAGCGGCCCTGATGCAACACCTGATGCGCCAACAACTCCTAATCTTCTTGAGCAGAAACCTTCAAGAGAGG